GTTAGGTATTTAGACTCTGTTTCTAATTTAGTTGTTATATTACGTTTTTCTTTATTCATTTCTATCCTTCTGTTAACTGTTATATATATCTTTATATTAGAAAGTCAACTATGAAGTTGTTACTGTAACTACTGCCTTACCTGCTGTCCATTCTTCTGTTGTAGTTACTTGCGTGCTTCCATTATTTCCACCAAAATTAAGTGCATTTAAACTTGTTCCGTTTCCTCCATTAGCATTAACTGCAGTAGATAAATTGTTTAATTCAGTCCAAGACGTACCATTAAATAGTTCTGTATTAGCTGTTCTAGATGGACCAGTAGAACCCCCATAAACTAATGCATCTGTATTACTACCTGCTGAACCAGCACCACTATTAGTATGAACGGTGTTTAAATCTCCTACTTCAGTCCATGAAGATCCATTCCATTTTTCGCATATTTTAGTATATCCAGGGGAAGTTATATATCCTGAAACAACTATTGCATCGGTTGTAGTTCCAATCCCTCCTAAACTATATCTAGCTGTATTAATGTCGCCTATCTCAGTCCAGGCAGAACCATTCCATTCTTCGGTAAGAGCATAATCTCCAGCTGGAGGATTTCTTCCCCCCACGTTTAAAGTAGCCGTTTGAGTGCCTAAACCACCAGATGCTCTTCTTGTTGTATTTAAATCTGCTACTTCTGTCCAAGAGGAGCCATTATAAGTTTCCGTTATAGCTGATACATCACCACCACTACAAATCAAAGCTGCAGTCTGTGTTCCCGATCCTGTTCTTGATTCTGCATATCTTCCAGTATTTAAATCTCCTACTTCAGTCCACGCTGTGCCATTATATTGTTCGTGAGTTGCATTGGTAGGACTCGGTGATCCACCAACTGATCCAGCTGCTGATCCTGTTGGTCCATAAGCAAATACAGCTTGTTTCGCCACATTTAAACTTCCACCACTTGCCCACGTACCCGTCGGTGCTGATGCTGCATAACCTTTTAAAGTTGATGAAGTAGAATTAAACCACATCTGGCCTTCTTGTACGATTGATGCTGTTACTGGTGGGAAAGCCCATTCTTCTGTATTAGACACTAAAGTTGTAGTATATCCACTTGCTAAAAATGCTGTTGTGTTTCCTGTAATATTAGAACTAGCTCCAAACTCTCTTCCAGTTGATAAATCATTAACTTCAGTCCAAGCTGAACCGTTCCAACTTTCAGTGTTTGCAACATCTGGATCACCTGCAAAAGCTAGTGCTAATGTGCTAGTACCAGAACCAGATATACCACCGCTTCCTGAATTCATATCCGTTACTGCAGTCCAAGCGCTACCATTAAATGTTTCTGCATCAGCTCCTGTATTTCCACCCATTGCTATAAGAGCCGTAACAGTTCCTGCTGCTGCAAGTTGGTTTCTTGCTGTGTTTAAATCTCCACTTTCGGTCCAACTAGAACCATTATAAATTTCTGTTAATGCACCATTTGGAGCTGGTTCTCCACCAACCATTAGAGCTGAATCATTACTTGCTCCATCACCACCTGGAAATTGTCTTGCTGAGTTTAAGCTGTGTGGATTTGCAGTCCAAACTGTACCATTCCAATCTTCTACATTTGCTCCTGGTGACTGTGCACCTAAAGCTGACATACCAGATGTAAGAGTTCCAGCTGATGCTTGTGCATTTTGTGCAGCATTTAAATCATTTACTTCAGTCCATGCTGTACCATTGTATTGTTCAGTATTTGCAACGACAGGACTTGGTGAAGAACCACCAAATATTAAACCTGCAGTCGATGAACCAATACCTGCACCATATCGTCTAGCCGTATTTACACTTCCACCTGATGACCAAGTACCAGCGTATACTACCGGATCTTCATCCAAGAATTGTATTGCTGTACCTTTTAAATTTTTTAATGTTGTCATATTAACTTACCGTAATTGTACTGTTTGATACTGAAGTTGTCCATTCTTCTGTCGCTGGGTAACCACCACCTGGTGCTGGATCACCACCAAGTTGCATAGCATTAGCTGATGTACCATGGGCACCTCCTGAACTTCTTCCAAGAGATAGATCAGATAACTCTGTCCAACTTGTGCCATTAAAATGTTCCGTTACAGCAAAATAACTTGAAGCATTAAATCCACCAATAGCAAGAGTATCCGTAGCAGTAATTGTTGCACCTCCTGCCCCTCTTGAAGTATTTAGATCACTTGTTTCCGTCCAAGAAGAACCATTCCATAATTCTGTGTTACCTACGTACGTCGTTGGAGCAGTTCTGCCTCCCCAAACTACTGATGAAGTATTTGAGGCGCCTGAACCCCCAAGCGCTCCCCTGCTTGTATTAATTTCTGTTGTTTCTGTCCATGACGAACCATTCCAAGATTCAACTTGATTTGAAGCCGGTGGAAAACCTCCAACAAACAATGCGGATGTTTGTGTCCCAGACCCTGCACCTTGATATCTACCTACAGATAAATCTCCTACTTCTGTCCAGTTTGTTCCATTCCATGATTCAGTCTCTGTTTTATACCCTGGAGGTGGATTAGCTCCAGATATACACAAAGCAGCCGTGTATGATGTTCCAGCTCTACCTAAACCTGATCTACCAGTGTTAAGATCATTTACTTCTGTCCAAGACGTGCCGTTGTAATTTTCAGTAAAGTTACTATACACCGTACCAGTGTATCCTCCAAAAGCCACAGAAGCAGTTGTGCTTCCAGCACCGCCACCTTCTGATCGACCATTGTTTAACGCTCCACCACTTGCCCAAGAGCCACCAGCTACGGGTTGCGCGGTAACTTTAAAAGCGTTTGATCCAGAGTTGTAATAAACTTGTCCTAGATTAATTTTTGTGAAATCTGCTGCGGGTGTCGTTGTCCATTCTTCTGTTGCTCCTGTTGCACCTGGATTAAAACCTCCAGAGCATAAAGCACTTGAAGATGATGCACCTGAACCATTTACTACATCTCTTGCTGTTGATAAATCTGCTATTTCCGTCCAACTTGTTCCATCCCAAGATTCTGTTTTAGCAGAAAATCCTGGAGCTTCACCAGCAAAAGCTATAGCACTATCTTGTGATGCTCCTGCTCCACCTAATTCACCTCTGCTATCATTCATATTATTAACTTCAGTCCAAGCTGAACCGTTCCAAGTTTCAGCATTTGCAATTACTGCTGTGCCTACTCCTCCAAAAACTATCGTTGCTGTATACGGAGCCTGATTACTTGACGCGCCATAAAATCTTGAACTATTCATGTCTGTTGTTTCCGTCCAAGAGGTTCCGTTCCAAGTTTCCATTTTATCATCATTAGTGGAGTTGGCATAACCACCTGCTGAAAAACCTGCTGTGGATGTACCACCTAGTGCTCCAGTTTGTGTAGGTGTATTCATCTCATTTACTTCTGTCCATGCAGATCCATTCCAAGACTCAGTAAGATCAACTGTTCCAGGAGGATTGTATCCACCACAAACTATTCCAGCGGTTGTTATGCCAAAACCACCAGCATAAGATCTTGATGTATTTACTTCAGTCGTTTCAGTCCAAGACGAACCATTATATTGTTCGTGAGCATTTGATCCTGATGTTGCAGGACCAACTCCACCTGTTGCTACAAAAGAAGCTGTCTGTGTTCCACTTCCTGCTCCATAACCTCTGGCCGTATTTAAAGCACCACCGGCTGCCCAAGATCCTGTGGATACTACAGACGCAGCTGTATCGCTTGCTAAAGTCTGAACTTTAAATCCTTTAATTTCTTTGTATTTACTCATAGAGTTTAACTACTATGGTAAATTGTAAATAGCCGGTCTAGTTTGTAGCGCTTGCTCATCTGCTGATAATGCATCGTAAGCTGCTTGTGCTGCTTCAATCTCTCCAGTTACAATAGCTTGAGCTTCAGCTTGCGTTTTAATCGCACCTGAAACTTTACCAATCCATTGATCGCCGTAAAGATTATCGCCTACAACCCAAACATCTCCAGGATGACCAGATAGGTGAAACTGTTTTCTCTCTTCGTGAGTGAAAAAGTTTTTTCCCCAGTTAGTCGCTGTACAATATTTATATGCCATAGTTGCTTCCTCCTTTTCTTTGTTTATAAATCATATTAACTCGTAGTTAAAGTCTTAATTTCAAAATCTGTAAATGAAAACTCTTCTGATGAAGATACTTCATAAGGAGAAAATGCAGGATTTTCTCCACCAACCGCAAATCCTTCTGTTGTTGAACAATTTTTTGCAATCCAAAATCTTGATACTGATAAATCTCCTATTTCAGTCCAAGAAGAACCATTATAAGATTCTGTTTTTCCAGTAGCTGGGTTTCCGCCAAAAACCAATATAGAGTCATTTGCTAATAATCCTGAAGCTCCTCCTAATCCTCTACCTGTATTTAATTCTGTTGTCTCTGTCCAACTTGAGCCATCCCAAGTCTCAACTTGATTTTGATTAGGATGACCACCTGCAGCTATAGCGGATGTACTTATTCCAGCTCCCATTAAACCATCTCTAGCCGTATTCATATCGTTTACTTCAGTCCAAGATGACCCGTTCCATAATTCTGTTAATGCTGAATCTGAACCTGTATTTCCACCAAAAAGAACGGTAGCAGTTTGAGTTCCGCCGGCTCCTCCATTTGTTCTACCTGTATTAAATGCTGTTCCCGCTGTCCAAGATGATCCGTCCCAGTCATAAACAGTTGTAACTTTAGCACCAGAACCTGCTAAGGTTCCTCCCATATAAAAAGCAGCAGTTTGTGTTCCAGAACCCATACCGTTATACAAATCTGTAACACCAGGTATATCAGCTACTTCGGTCCAACTTGTGCCGTTATAAGTTTCAGTAATACCATAAGGTGTAGGTGTTCCACCAAGATAACGTGTCATAACTATTGATGCTGTTTGAGTACCAGCACCTGCATTTTCCCCTCCACCTTGATTTAAATTTCCACCTGATGCCCAAGTTCCAATAGGCGCTCCACCATTTTTAATAGCTTTAAATTGTCCTGATGTTGAATTGTAATACATTTGTCCAACGATTGCGTCTGAGTATCCAGCTGCGGGTGCAGTTGGCGGGATGCCTGAGAAAGCCCATTCTTCTGTTGCTGTTCCTCCAGAAGTGTTTGGTCCACCTCCAATAGCTAATGCCTCAGTTGATGTACCTGAACCATTAACCTTATATCTTGCTGTAGCTAAATCATTTACTTCAGTCCAACTTGATCCGTTCCAAGATTCTGTTAAAGCAGAAAGACTGGGTCCAGTATTAGTTGTTCCTCCAGCTATTAATGCAGCAGTAGAATTTGCTGCTGAAGCTGCATTGTATCCTCTAGAAGTATTTATGTCAGTGGTTTCTGTCCATGCTGTTCCATTCCAAGTTTCTACAGTTGCAGAAGGGTTTCCAGACCCAGTAGTTACTCCACCTGCTCTTATAGCATCTGTCTGAGTTCCACCTCCTGAAGTTCCATATATCGCTCCGTTTAAATCACCCACTTCAGTCCAAGAAGATCCATTCCAAGACTCTGTTAAAGCATATGGTGTAGAAGAAGGAGATCCTTCTCCACCAAATATTAAAGCTGAAGTAGCTGAGATTCCTGACGAACCACCTTCTTTTCTTGCTTGGTTTACATCTCCAACTTCTGTCCAAGTACTACCATTCCAAGTTTCTGCATTAGTTACCCAAGTAGTAGTGTAACCTGATGCGGCTATTGCTGATGTTTGTGTACCAGTTCCAAATATATCAAATCTTCCTGTATTTAAATTATTAACTTCAGTCCACGCTGTACCATTGTATTGTTCTGTATTAGCACTTCCTCCTGGATAAGTTCCTCCAGCTATTTGTCCTGCACTGTTGCCTCCCGTTTGAGCAGTAGCATCAAACACTCTTGCAGTATTCATTGCTCCACCAGAAGACCAAACTCCTGCATAAGGATCATTTGTTTTTGCTTGTGCAAAAGGTACGGGATCTGATGATAGGTTTTGTATTGGAAAACCACTGAATGTTTTTAAATTAGCCATCGGATTATTTATCCTTTAGCAGCCAACCTTGTGTACTATCAGTATATACTAGAGTTAAACCAGCTCTTTCTATGCTCACAGTTAAATCTGCTGCTGAACCCATGATAGGTTGCGAATTTCTTCCTACCGTTAAATTATTAGTATCGAATGTTCCAGCATAATCAATGAATGTAACTTCATCACCTAAAGTTGGTGAAGAAGGTAAAGTTGCTGTGAAAGCTGCTGACGATGTATTACAAAAATATCCTTCTCCTGCTGCTGCAGTAAAGCCTGAAGTTTTAACCGCTTGGTATGATGTACCGCCTGATACTTCAGCAAAAGATAATTGACCAACACCCGTTGTTCCTGAACCAGAAACTGATGCAACTTTTAAAAATCTATCTGCTGTAACGTTTCCTGTTGGAAATTTTAATGTGTATGATTGACCAGCTGAATGTGGTGGAGATTGTAATTTAATACCATGTGAGTTTGATTCACAATTTAAAATAACTGTACCAGGATTTGTGTTACCACCTACTTCAACAGCACCTGTACCGTTTGGATATAAATTTAAATCTCTGTTTGAAACTGTAATAATTTGATTATCGTTTGTATCTAAGTTACCACCAAGTTGAGGTGATGTATCATCTACAACATCTCCACCTGTTTGAATTTGAATAATGTCAGGATTCGTTCCATCATTTGCTGTTGCAAAAAGAATCGCTGTTCCTTTATTAGTTGTTGCAAAAGTAAATGTATCACCAGATCCTGATGCATATTTAAATTGAACTGTGTAAGCTCCTGATGTTGTATTTTTTAAAATGTAAAAGTTTTCTATATCTAAAGGTATTGTAACAATTTGATTTCCTGTAATAGAACCTGTGAACTCAATCATTCTAGCTTGAGCTGTTCCAGTTAATGCACCATCTGCAACTGTTAAAGCTGTAGTTTGTGCTCCGCCTGCAATTGATACTGCCTTATATCCACCAAGAACCTGTTCGATAAGATCTAAGTTAGCGTTTGTTTTTGTTCCCCATGTACCGGCATTTTCGCCAGTAGCCATTTTTTCTATACCAAGTGGTGTATATGTTGATGCCATAATTTTCCTATGCTGCCTCTACGTCGTTATAACTTGTATTTGATCCAGTTGCAACACTCGAATAGCTAGTATTTGAGCCCGTTGAAACATTACTATAATTCGTATTACTGCCTGTGTCAACATCTTGATAATGAATAATAAAAGGTGGTCCTAGTGTAGAAGTTATTGATAAACCAGTTAAACCAACTACTTGATCTTTAGGATCTATAGTTCCAACAGAAGCACTAAAAGATACTCCTGATAATCCCATAACTTGATCTGAAGGATCTATTGATCCAGCAGTCATGGTAGAAGATACACCTGTTAACGGAACAGCTACTGAACCTGTTCCTTCTATTTGACCTAAAGCAAATTCTGCTTCTAATCCACCTAAAGTTACATCTTCATTTGGTGCAACTGCTGTGCCTTGAGATGATGTAATTTCTAAACCCGTAGGTAAAACTAATGTTCCAACAAAAGCTATTGGAGTACCTAATGTAGCACTCATAGATATACCTGTTGGACTTACATCTTCGTTTGGTGCAACTGCTGTACCTTGTGTTGATGTAATTGCTTGACCTGTTAATCCTACGATTTGATCAGAAGGATCTATAACACCAATTGCTGATGTAATAGATTGACCAGAAATATCTGGTGTAACAGCAATATCAATTGTTAATGAACCTGGTTGAGCTGTAAATTGTGAACCTGCAACATCAAACTCTGCACTAATAACATTTGTAATTGAACCAACATTAAATGTTGAAGAGACTCCTGTTAAAGAAATAGAAGCTGTTCCTGATAAAGTTAATGATCCAACACTTGAAGATATTGATTGACCTGTAAGAGTTACAGTTTCATCTGCAAGATTTCCCCACTCACCAGAACCCCAAGATTTAGCACCCCAACCGGTTGCAAGTAATTCATCCTCGCCCCAGTAAGCTTGGCCCCAGGTAAATCTACCCCATCCAGCCATTCTTTACTCCTATGCTAATCTTATGATCGCGTTCGATGCGTCTGCTGTTGGAAACTGAATTGTGAAAGTTCCGTTTGTAGCTGTTTTATCAGAGCCAAAAGCAATTACAGCAACAGCATCAGTAGTGCTTGAACCACCGTCTGTTGTTGTGTTGTAAATTAATGCGCCGTTAGCTGTGAAAGAAGCTGATGTGTAAGACACATCAGAAAAATCTGTGAAAGCTGTTGTTGAAGATAAAGAAACACCTGAGTTTGTTAATGCAGCACCACCTGCTGTATAAGCAGATCCCGCTGTGTTTGTAATTTCTTCAGATGAAGAATAGTCAGTTGTTGCTGCTCCTAAACTTGCATCTGAATCATATAATGCAATTTTAAAAGTGTCACCACCTGATGAATCGAAATCGTGTTTACCTTGTAAAAGTTCTTGTTTAAAACTTGAACATATTGCTGATGATATTGCCATAATTTAATCTCCTATTAAGGTGACGTTGAAGGTATAGTTATTCTAACTGTGCCATCCGTATAATCATCTCGTTTACGTCTGCCAAGTTGTTCCATACCAAACTTGTCTAGTTCTTGTTTATACTTATTTTCGTATAGTGTCAACATATCTAAAGGGCCTTTTAAATACCCATATGCTTCACATAAACATGCATATAATAACCCATTTCCAAAGTATTGGCTTACATAAGTTGTAGTGTTTGATCCAGATAATCCTGTTGGAATAGCTTCATAATGAATTTTAAATACATATGTTGAATCAGGAGCAGGAGCTAAAAATAATCTTCCAGAAGTCGTATCTGTTACACCTGTTGCTCCACCAAACATTGCATAGTATTTGGGTGTTCCTCTTTTAGCAGATTCTGTAGAAGGCACATATTCTTGTAAAAAAGATTCATCTTTTTTCTCTAACCAAGTGTTTGCACCTGTAGCAGCAGATGTTGAAGTATACACTTGTACACCTTTAACAAATAAAGTTTTTGCTGGTACGTTAATTGTATTTTGACCGGTAACTAAATTACCTGTTGATTGTTTTTTGTATGCATCAAGAGGTATATCTCTTAAAATTCTCATTTCAGCATTATCAATAAATTGATCAGTAATAGTAGATGTTAATACATTAGTATCTACTTCAGTATAGTTTTGAATTGCTGTTGTTAATGTTGCGTATGTAAATCCTGCCATAATTAAGCTCTATCATTTATTGGTCCAATTGTACACTGGAAACCACCCCCTGATTCACTAGTAGAAGCTGCGTTCGTTAGTGTAATATTTATACCATCAAATCTTGTAGTTGTCGATGGCTGGCCTGAACTTGGAACTGATGTTTGATTTAAAGAAACTACTTTAAATGCTCCAAAAACTTTAGCTCCATTCGAGTGGCTAGTGGCTGTTGTTTTTGTTGGAGAAGCTCCTCTAAAAGGCGCGCTAGTTCCTCTAGTACAGCCTGTTAATTGATTTGTAGATTTACCTGTATATTCAATAACTTCATTTACAAATAATCCAGATGTAGCATTTACTTTTTCAATCATAATAAAACCACTTGTTGGAAACTGTGAGGCATCAGCTAAATCAATAGAAGTTACTGAATCATTTATAGCTCCATTTAATGTAGTAGAAAGTTGTAAAGTTGTTATAGCTAAACCACCTACTGGTTCTTTTACATTTTTAAATCTTACAAAATCATTTACAGAAAGATCACCATCTGGAAAATTAATTTTTAATGTTGTATTTGCAGCTGTGGTAAATGGGTTATCAGGTAAAAAATCCGTTGTTGGAAACTCTGTTCTTGCAGGTCTAGCTTGTGGTAAACCTTGTGGATCAGCTCCTACCGGTTTGGGTTGTAGTTGAGGTTGTTTAGGTTCGTATTCTGAAATATGAACTCTTGCACCATTCCATTCAACAACCATTTCTTTGTAAGGAAAAGCCATCCCTGATCTATCTGATATGAACTGGGCATATTTACCTTTTGAAAAGTTTGTCATTACGTACCCGGATAATAAGTTTTAGGTGTTATAAATGAACTAGAAGAAGAACCATCTTCAGCTAATGCTCTTTGTAATTCATCTTCATACATTAACTTCATGTTTTGAGTTAATTCAGGTTTGAATTTTTGTGATAAATAATAAGCTAATCCTGATGCCATACAAGGTACAAATCTATAAGGTACATCAGTAGCATTTGTGTAGTCTCCTACATCTTGAATTCTTTTTACATAGTAGTAATTAACTTTATGTCCAGCTTGAGAACTTCCTGGAGTTAAATATAAAGTGACTGTAACTTTATCAATAAATCTTTGAACAAAATATTGTGTTGGAGTTCCTTCAGAAGTTTTATTTGAAAGACCTTGATATGTAGATCTGTTAACTTTTGTTAAGGGTGAATCAACATTTGAAGCATTTCTATATACAGCTTCTAATACATCATCAACACCATATACAGCAGTAGCATCAGAAGTGCCATCACCTGTTGATCTAAACATTGTATAAACAGCTTGACCATCAACTAAGGTAAATGAATTATTAGCTACTTCCCAATAATGAAGTCCTCTATTACCCCACTCTTGAAACATTATATTAAGCGAACGTCTTGCCATACGTAACTGATTACCAGATACGCCTTGCATTCCTATTCGTTCGTAAGCTTCTTCTATTATCTCATCAATAGCAAAAGTTTTGTCGAACGTAGTAGTTCCTGAAGTGGTATTTGCCATTTAAACTCCTTAGCCAGTATATCCAAGTGTAACAGAACCTGTACCAGATATAGTTGCATGAACTGTAGTCGAGAATCTAATACCATTGCCTGGAACATAAATATCTAAACCTTCTGTTCCAAAGTGTGCAATAAATAAAAGTGCTCCTGAGTTGTCTGCGCTATCTCTCAATTCAAGTTGTCCACTAGCATGTCCCTTGGCTTGAATGTAAGTTATTCTTGCAGGTCCAATAGCAGTAGAACCACCGCCAATAGTTTGAACTTGGCCAGTAGCTGTTATCCTTGTAAATCGTTGATCCGATGATGCCATATTTATCTCCTAATTAATTTTAAGTATGGGGCCGAAGCCCCACACAAATTATTTATTATGCTTCCTTAGCAAATACACCTTGTACATCAACAACTGTCCAATGCGCTGTTGAGTTCAAAGATGCACATACTACAAAGTCACCAACTTTTGATGTTGATTTTGTATTAATAAGATCTTTGTCGTCTGTTAAAGATCCAGCATACAAAATACCATCACTAGCATTAGGACTAATAGTTAATGTATTAGTTCCATCAGTTCCTGTATTTACAAAAGTAAATACTCTTCCGATAGAAATTGCAGGTAAAGTAAATACTACGCCATCAGTTGATGATGTAAAACATTTACCAGAATCTCCATTTGCTACTGTGTAGTTAGCTTCTTTGTTTTCTAGATTGAATCCAGTTAAACCTGCTTCGTTGAATTTACCTTGCAGAACTGGTCCTCTAAATAGTGTTTGTGCCATGTTTATATCCTCCTAGTTTTCCGAACATAGTCTCTAGGCCGTCGACTATACGCGTCTATGTTCTAATTAAATGTATAGTGTATATTTTATAGCTTAGTTTTGTGAGAAGTGCAAGAGAGCCTTAATAGAAAGTGCGATTTCAGCGATGTAGCGTTTTTTATGTTACGTAGCTACAGAAACGTTGGGGGCAGCGTCTTCTATCTTATTAGTCTGGTGAGCAACTTGTGCTTCAGCTAATTTGATATGACTGATAACTTGTCTAATCTTGTCATCAATCCTTACCATATCAAGAGTATATCTTTTCTCTTGATTATAGTGCTGCGACCACTTCAGTTCTAGACTCCTTTTTTCCGTGTAAAGGCTCTGAACGTTTGTCATTTATAACCTCCTCATAGGTTAACCACAATTTGGACTTACTTGTAAATCCATCTTTTTCCCATACTATATCTTTTTGTCCTAGTTTGTCAACTAGTGCATCTTCAAAGGCTTTATCCTCATCTTGAGAATCCATCTCAAAACGCGCATGATAGCCGTATGCTCTGATTTGTATTAGGAAAGTTTTCATTGGGTTTTATCTTTCTACCATAAAAAAAGGGCGGCTACAAGAGCCGCCCTTAATTATTCAGTTAATCTAGTGATTACGCACCAGGTGAACCGAAGATACCTCTAGGGTCTGAGAATCCGAAAGAATATCTCTCTCTAGCTTTGTATCTAACGTTACCAGTATCGAAGTCACCTTCCATAGCTGTCTTAATTGGAGATCTAACGAACATTTTTAATCCGTTAGGTACATCTGTCTTGATGAAGAAAGCATCAGTATCAGTTAAGTAGTTGTTCACTACGTAACCTTGAGGAACCATCCCCATTGA